TAGGTTCAGTTTCAACGTCCCATGTGTTTATTTCACTTCCATCCATATACACACGAACACGACTACCAGACGAGGCGGTTGAGTCTACAGCAACTACTAAATGATAGAATTTATGCGTGTCTCTATATAAAGCAGTACTTACATAACGGTGTTGATATGCTGATGTGTGGAAGTCCATAACCTCTAACTTGTCATTAACTAACATTATTTGGTATTGGTTACCACTCACCCCTGCATTAACTAACATTTGAGGAGAGGCATCTATATCGCTTCTTTTAAATAAGGCACTAATTGTGTATGTTTGTTGGTCACCCGCGCTCGGAGTCCTAGTTAAATAATCAGCACTACCATCAAGCAATAAACTCTTGCCATCTGGGTAAGTGCCACGGTCTATTGATCCTGCCCCTGAGCTGCCTGCTCCTTGCTGGTCACCGACAAAGTTACATTGTAAGTCGCGAATGGCTTTTGTTATTTGATTAAGAATCAATTTGCAAAACCTCCAACTGATGCTAGCAATCTCAGCTCTTGAGTAGAATTAACAGTGTGTACTTCAAATGTCAATTTCATAGCACTATGTGCGGCAGCAGATATAACTGGTTCACCCGCCGTCCCGAAATCAACATCAGTACCCCAACCAGTCACTGTGAATGCTCCTGTGGCATTCTGTACAAACCAGATGACGATAATGTCGCCATCAGTAAGATTAGCAATGTTGGATAAGGTCATGGTGGTGACATTCTCGCTGAGCGTCACCGTACTTCTTGGTTGAGCCTCCGCATCTATAGTCACCACATTACTTGAGGAAGTCTCTGCAGTGTTCGTATAACGCTGTGGCAACGACCAAGTGTTGCTTCTGGTTATTACATCGTCACTCGTTGCTGCTTCAAGATTGGGCCCATTGACAAATACGTGCGCGTCATCTCCCGGACCCAGAACAATAGTGGCTGCGCCGTTGATAGTCTCAGCGCTGTTTGGGTCAAGTGTAAGGACCCCACTGGCGGCATCATTCTTAATCCAACAATGAAAATTAGTTCCAAGAGTAGCGACAGCATCAAAAGTCACTGAGTACCCGGCAGTTGTACACCAAAACATTTTCTCTGTGTCGTCATCCCCGACTAAAAATGTGGATGTTTTTGCCTCCAACTTAGCAGCATCAATACTGAACCGAATTATCCATGCGCTGTTAGCATTGTTTCTCTGCTTGATAGTATTAGTTGTCGAATCAGCCCACCATTGGTTGGCGTATATCGTACCCGGCGCAGTTGCCCCGGCATTAGCAGAAGCCAGTGCTTGTAATGCTGAATTCAAATCAGCCCGTACTGTAGCGCCATCGCTGTTCGCTACGCTCATATCATTCTGTGACATTAGATTTTCACCTCATCAAGCCATTTGATTGTTTCTTCAGGAAGTTCAATCACTCCTGAATCCCTTATCGCCATGAACCCCTTTGCTATGGCCACCATGTCGAATTTTATGACAGCCACCTTGGGTAATGGTTCCCACCGGGCAAGCGCCGGGACCCATCTGTATTTGAATGGGGATAAGTCAAAGCCCATTGGTACAGGAATACCAAGCTCAGGCGCATCCTCACTATCAAGTTGTTCTTTTATGCCTACCAACAAGCTGCTGCTATCCAGCAAGCCATAGCATACCATTGTGCCTTTTTTCTTAGTCATCATGTCAACTCCTCTACTATTGCGCCTAGTTCAGACACGTGAATGTTAAAATCAGGATCTGTCGTTGTTAATACTGCCTTAAACTCTAAACCCCAGCAATTAAAATCAGCCATGTCGAATTGAGCCCACTCTGACCAAGTGGGTGCGCCAGTGGGGTCATCATCTGTCTCCCTCACATAAACTTTGACATCAGCTTCGTTCTCAGCAACACCGTCCCAGTTCAGCCAATCATCTACATTACCTGTTCTGCTGTCCACTGTTTCATAAGCATTAACCACAACAGCTTTTAAAGTCTTGGTTGCTCTCACGCTCTTCACCACACCCAAGTCAAACCCGGATGAGAATGTGTATGTGCCTGTATCGTTGAAACCGTCCTCACCTGCGTCCCAGTTACCAACCAAGTCAACATCGGCCCAGTCATCCATTTGGTCGCTGGCGGTCATTTTAAGAACATCATCAACCACTAGAGTTTGGCTGTGGGTCCCTAAGAACAACACGTGCTCAACTATCGTACCCAATGTGGTGAAGTCTAGTACAGTGGCACCTTTGGTAACTGCGCTTGCAGCTAGTGTACTATACCTGCCGCCTGCGTCTATAAATTTTGCTAAATAGGTCCCGGCAAGCAAAGGTAGTGCTGTAACAGTTTCATCACCAGCTATGGCAGACCCTATCCCGGTGCCATCTTTCCATGCAGCGCCAGACTCTAATGGGCTATGCCTGAAGATAACATTGCCGCCCGTATTAACGTCCAACTCTGCTGCTAAATCCCACCGAATAATCGCAGTGCCACCCGCAGCCGCAATGGACATATTCTGCGGAGTGCCGGGTGAATCGGCATCACCCTTCATAGTTTGGTTCAGCGTAGCTGTAACAGATGGAAGGTTCAAAAGATTATAGGCAGTGACGGTGAACACGTAATCACCAGCAACTGCGTTGTCTATATCCACCGTTGCCAAAAACAAATTATCTATCACAACTGGGTTGTCGACACCAGCCGTGTATGTTACTCTGTATCTGACTGCCTGTTCTGGCTCACTCCAAGCAAGTGTTATTCTATTGTCCACAACACCCGGTGCTGCCAGTCTCAATTCCTCAGTGGCGACTAAATTGGTTGGAATGCCCGGAGTGGTAGACAAATTTGAAGTGACCAGAGGCTCAAACAATATGTTGTTTTCAATCTCATCAAATTTTGTAGGTACATGAGATGCACCTGTTATCTCTATTATAAGTTCATCGACTTCTGTGACGGCTATACAGCGCCAAGTCTCTACGGATAATGACGATGAGTTCAATATCCACATGGCCCAGTCTTGAGGCGTGCTTGTGAATGATGTAAGTGGCGTCAAAGCTGATACACTACCAGCGCCGTTTGTGATGACTCTCTCCTCCAAACTACCATCAACCAGAATCACTCCCAGCGTGTAGGTGGACGTGTCATCAAGCGTGACTGCGCTATCTATTAAGATGTTACCAACTGAACTCCCGGTGAGAATCCTGCCGCCATTCCTTGCCCCTGACTTATGTTGATCTTGGGTTTTAAATACGGACCCCGGCGCAATTGTGGTGCCCTCAAACCCGGTCCTGAAAGTCACCAACTCAGTCTCTTGCCTGCTAGTATATAAAGCCCCCTTGCCCAATCTGTGGGCTTGGCCTCTGCTAGTACAACCAACGGCCAGCAGTGGTGTTTCTCTTATGCCGTACAAGCCAATGCCAACCTCATCTTGTACATATTCTATTTTTTGTCTGTATGCATCTTCAGGATCATTCCAAGTTACCAAGGCCACAGTCTTGCGTGATTCCAGAGCTGTGCCAACGTAGTTGAACAACCCGGCTTCGACATTTGCCTCAGCAAAAATGGATACAGCATCTGAAGGTGAATCCTGGCTGGTTGTGATAGTGCCCGCCGACCAATATACAATACCACGGAATATGGACGACATCTGCGATAATACCGACAACGCAGTGGCAGCAGTTTGTAGGTATAGATTGCAAGTGAACCTTGGCTCAGTACCACCGAACCCGTCATCAACTAACTCATCGCAATACTGGGCTATTGTATACAAGGTGTACTTATCAATCTGAGCAGCCACTATAAACTTGCCAAGGCCATATCGGTCATTGGTGACCATATCATAAAAACACCAGGCTGGGTTGTCTGTCCAAGCAGTTGTGAATGAGCCTCCCCAACTCCCGGTGTACACTCTTGTTATTGGGTTGTAGTTGTCTGGTACGCTTACTTTTATGCCCCTGCAATGATATCCACGAGTGGGTATTGAACTAAACTGCTCTGCTGAAGCAACTAACCCGCATATGGCGCTATTTGGATATGCTAGCTTGGTGTCTATTATTTCTGTGTAGCTGTCCCAGTAGGTATCGTTGACCAGAATAGCGCTTGAGCTGTCTGCTGTAACTCTCTCATATTTTATATCCCAAGGAGCATCGCCAGTCAGATTTACATTATATGTTCTTTTATAGTTTGAAGTAGTTTTGCCGGATATAGTGTCATCGTGAACCACCAAAAAACCACCACCATTTGACTGTAGAGACAATTTTATGTTAACACTTGTGCCATTAATTGACCCTGTGGATAATTGGCTGAATAACGTGGGGATATTGATTGTCACCCGGACCCTATCAATATTGGCGTTGGTTACAGTCTTGGTTACTGATGACGCATTAGTGACCTCTGTTGATACAGCCACTTCATTCTCTACATCTTCAAAGCCGGGTATATACGCTTGCGCCTGCGTGCCAACTCTCTGCTCCAGCGTCACGCCTGAGAAATTGCTGCTGCCATCGGCATTTTCTATCGGTACACCATTGAGATAAACAGACTTCAACCCGGCTACAAGCCCGTCAATTTCACCCTCAGATATAACATCGAGCAACCCAACGAATTGTCTTGACCTTAAACTGTCTGGTGCCTCAGTAGGTTTGACTTGAGTGCCGCCACCCCCACCTTTGCCGCCGCCGCCGCCACCGTGGCCTTCTATTGTGATTGTGTCTAGTTCTTTCACGCCAATTCCTCAGTAGTCAAACCACTGGATGTTAGTATGCCGCCAACCCTTAATTCACCGTATAGGACCGGGATTACATTGCCTTGAGCTGCCGTGTTCAATACTCCGTCAAAAGCAAAACTTGGTAGGTTATTTGGTGAGTCAGGCGCTGATGGCGCTTTGGGCGTTGGTGTTAGTAGTTGTCCAATGCCGCCAAGTGCTAAGCTGGTGCCAATACCGCCGACTATACTGGAGATTGATATTGATTTGCTGAACAAAGTGAATGCCGTTCCCTGAAGGCCCGGTACAAACGAAAGTCCAATCAAGGCCACTCCTGTCACTATGCTGAACAGCTTGGATTTTGAACCGCAAACAACTGGCACAATTCTTATGTCGCCCTTGCTTGGGTAGCCTACTTCATCAATCGTTATATCTCCGCTGTTGGTCAATATGGTATAGTCCATGCTGACCAGTTTGTTTCTGAACCCGTCATGATTAGCTGAAAGGGCCAAGATGGCATCCTGTACTGTATTTATATCAAATTGGTGGTGCGTGCCGAATGTGGCGCCAAGATCACCGTACAATATAACACTTCTCATCCTATTTCCTCATGTCTTAGAATAACATCAGTGATTTTTCTGTACCAGCCGCCATACACATCGCGCCCGGATAACCTATTCATCATGTGGTGGGCTATTAATCCACCGCCAACGTACACAGCAGCGTGATTTGGTACACTGGCTTGTACCTTCATAAGCAACACATCACCAATTTTCAATTCACCGACCTTCCTGAACCCGTTTTGAGCGTAGTTGTCTATGTACAAATTCTCACCGTTGTCCCACCAGTCCATTTTCCTTACAGGCTCAGGCAATTGTACTTTGAAAATCTCCTTGTAATAATCCTTGAGAAATGAGTAGCAATCAACAACACCGTGATGAAAGGTCCTGCCGTACAATGGCAACGTGTACCCTTCAGGCTTGTGTATTTGGTATCGGCCCGTTGGCCAATTAACTATTACCCAAGGCAGACCTGACTTCTCAATACCCACTTTATCAGATATTGAAGGTGTTGGCGCTTCATCCGGGTGTGAGTGCACTATGGCCACAACGGCATTGGTGTCCTCTGCTGAAGCGTACTCAACAGGATCAATCACAAAATGGTCTTGCCTATCTTCGGCTATATTGACCAAAGCGTTGTATGATTGCTTACCTTTGTTTATTTGCACCAACCCGCAACACTCTTTTGGGTACTCTCTTTCAGCGTGCTTCGTGAATGCTTCAACAACTTGATTGTCTAAATTCATCTCTGTAGCCCCAGACCGGGAAAACCACCAAATGGTAATTCAGCTGTCTCACCAAATCTCAGCTTGCAGCTTTGTAGCCTTTTGCCACAAACATCGTCACCTGTCAAGGCCTCTGTTTGGTCATTCACGTTCCAATAGTTGCTCCCGGAATAACCACATTCAGCGCCTTTGTAAAGCCAAGTACACACATTTTGAATAGCAATTCTGCCGGGCAGCGCTTTTGAGATAACATCAAAGCTGGCTGTTATCTCAAACTCAATGACGTTCTTGTTCTGTATCGTCTTTTGTGATATGTAATATATATCATCGACAAACTTTATGGTTGGGTCAGCCGTGGCATTGGAACCGCTTATGAAGTTGGCAGCATCCAAGTATGCTTCAAATGTCCTGATTCTTGTTAACTTGGCACCAATCAAATCATCTGTCCCGGCTATGAGTGCAGCCACTATGCCACTGACGTTGGCAATCCTAATTGTGGGCCGGGCCAAAACGCCGCCAGTGGTTTTCTCGTATCCACTTACCTGTATTGGGAATGCAGTGTAATTGTCCCCATCCCATATAATTGCTGCTTTCTTCTCATTACTGCCGTCATGGAACCTGACCAATGAGCCACCTTGGACAGTGGCATCTAATTCGTACAACGTGACTATGGAGCCAACATCGAATTTCTGTATGTCTGATGCTATGGTCACGCCACAACCTCCTCAAACGACATGTTCATATCTCTTGACACTACAGTGACCCATGTCTTGTTCCAGCTCTCGCATATAACCGTCACTTCAGTGCCGTCCGGGTCATCCCAAGTGAAGCTGGTCCTGCCGTCTTTACCTTCCAAAAATAGTTGTATTGCGTTAGCCTCAACAACAGTCAACCCTATGAATATCAAGCTGTACATTTTCTTATTAGTGTTTATACCGTCAGATGCTCTTTGGTCATAATTGTCCCCAAACTTGACCCTCAACTTGTTAGGTTTTTGGCTCATAGCAGTTGTGTGCGATGGTTGGTATGTAAAATCAGCCATTGAATAAAATGCCTCCTGGTCTTTGTTCTGTCTCCAATACGGACCTCACCATGTTACCTATCCTTCTACCAAGTTCAAGTTGTTCCCCGGACCCGTTGCCAGATGCTGATGAGCCACTATCTGCGCTCACACTCACATTTATAGTCACACTGCCGCCGCCGTTGCCAATCTGGTTGTTTGGAGTTATACCACCTGAGCGCCCCGGCGTGAATAGCTCAGGACCTTGTTCACCAACTAAATAAGTTGTGTCAGCATTAACATGGCCGCCAGCCGCCTTACCTCCCCCGAATAGATTGAAGCCACCCATTATATCGCCAACAAAATTGGATAGCGGTTCAGTCACCGCCTTTCTGAGAATGATTCTGGATATATCGTCAAATATGCCGCCAAGCACACCCCTGAATCCCTTGCCCTCAATAACTGCATCCTCAAAAGCTGATGAGAATGTAAAACCCAAATCTTGCGCTATGCTGTCAAGCTTTCCTGTCTCATCTCCAGCCTCTTTCAAATCATCAGTATAGTCTTGTAGTTCTTGGTCCAGCAACCGCCATTGTTCAATGCCGGTGTCGATACCCTTCTCATGCATCATCCAATACTTGACAACTTGTTCTGTGGCAGCTTCCCCGGTTACATTATCCAGAGCAGCTTCAGCTGCAGCTGAAAAATCATCTATACCACCTGCCGCAACGTCTGCTGCCGCGCCTTGTTCCAACATGGCGGCAGCATCTTCAGCGATTGCTGTCCTGTGAGCAATTAGCTTGCTTTTGTTTGTCTCTACCCCCGCGCCAAAATCTTGTATAGCAACTAAATTTGACCTGAGTGTTTTTATAAATTCTTCATCTTTGTCTGTCAGCGCCAACGTGATGCCTGTCATTGGATTGAAGCGCGCTATTTGTACCATACCTATAGCAACTTTGGTCATTGTCTCAGCTAGTGCGGCAGCTGTCTTTTGGGTGATGAATAACCCCTCTTCAAATACGCTGATGCCACCGCCGGGATCACTAGCAGCCAAAAGCACCGACATGAGATTGTTAACGGCTGGCAGTAAAGTCTCACCGAAATTGCTTGCCAATATTGTTGAGCTTGCTTTTAATTGATCAAATTTGAATTGAGCAGTGTCGCTCATTTTATTGAAAGCAATCTCAGTCTGACCTGACTTGTTTCCCATGTCTTCAAGTATCTGAGCAAAGTCTCCAGATTGATTGCCAGTTAGTGCCAGCACTCCACTTAGTGCTTCAACCCGGCCAAATAGCTTGGCCAGTACCGGTACGCTATTGCCTGACTTGTCAGATACATCTTGCAGGAACCCGGCCAATCCTTTTGCCTTCAAAGCTGCCACTGAGAATTCAAGTCCTATTTCCTCAGCCGCATCTCTGGACTGTTTGGAACCTTTGGCAACCGCTACAAGCATGCCCCTGACTGATGTCATTGCCTCACTGGTAGATATACCAGCTTTGGTCAATGCTGCCGTTGAGCCAACCAGCTCATCAAAGGATACACCAAGTTGTGAGGCCAATGGAGCACCTAAGCCTATTGATTGTGATAATTGCTCTATGGTTGTTTTGCCAGCCCGCATAGCAATGAACATGGAATCTGATACAGACGTGGCGCTATCGACTTGGTCACCGTAGGCATTAAGGACCGATGTCAAGCCATCCGCAGCAATCTCAACTGATGTGACACCGCCGATGGCAAGCTTGTTCGCAGCAGTTAAGGTATTAAGTGCTTCAGCCGATGTAGCTGCCCCGGCACTGATAATTGAATACGTGGCTTTGACGCTATCCGTAGGCATTGCCCCAAATTCCGCAGACAAATTCTTAATAGCAGTGCCCATTGTCTCAACTTGGGAAGTATCCCCAAGCAGTGTTGATACTTCAGCAAGAGCTGTTTCAAATTTGAATGCTTCCTTGACGGAAAAAGCAGTTGCCAACCCCGCCATTGCCACTGAAGCAACTCCTGCTTTTTTAGTAATATCAGCAATTTGTTTCCCAAGCCCCGCAAAACCTTTCTTAACGCTGGCAATGCCGGCACGTGTCTTGTCGTCTGCGGTAATCTTGACTTTTGCTTCTGGTGAACGGGCCACTCATATTCTCCTGTTGCGTGCAATTAGCTCCATAGCTTCGGTGTACACTGCTGATTGATCCAGCAATCCCCCCGTTATAGGTAAAACCCCATTTTTGTAGTGGTCAAACCAGCTCAACCAAATGATCGAGTTTTGAGTGATCAACCTCAAAGGGCACTCATATACTCTTATGCCCCCTCCAAAATCCCAACTACTGACACCGTCTGCTCTTGTACAAGGTGTATTTCTACAGCAATCAAATCCCTTGACAACTTCGATTGCTATTGTGAGTTTTTTGAGTCTTCCTCAGCCAGTCGCGACATGTTTACAATTTCAGCAATCAATCCCATCACATCTTTTAATGGAACCTTGTCAATGTTGTTTAGCCTATCTTCTTTATCGAATGTAGCATCACTGTCCCAACCGCAAAGGCACATGGATATGATGTTTTCAATATCGCCCTTGTGTAATGGCTTGCCGTCAATCATCTGCGGCAAAAAGCTGAGTTTTTCCCTTGTGGTCAAACCCCTGATTTTGTATACCGTGCCCCCAAGCTCAAAATCCTTGGTTTGAAATGGGTCCAATATTAGTGCCATAGTTGTCTCTCCAGTTTATTATTATGTTAGTGCTATAGATATTTCATCATCACCGCTTGACTCAGCTAGTGTGAATGGAATTTCATATATCAGTGTACCACCTCTTTCACCTTCGTTCATTTCCCGGTAAGTCACCACAGGTGCAGTGATGGTAACTATGTTGCCACCAGTTGCTCCCAGAACAATTGACAACGCCTTGGTCGCATTATCCTCCCAATGACTCCAATAATCATTAGTAGCCACAAGAACTACTTCAGGATCAAATGAACCCTTTGGATTGCGGTCAACAATATCGGCCCGGACATATCCATCAGCAGCATTTACACTGTCAATCATCTCAACTTGAGTGTCTAAACCCAATGTCAGATTAGATACCTCAGCCGCATACGCACCCATCGTGAATGTAGCATTTTTCACAATCTCCGGCACGCTAGCATCTACGGTTGGTGAAACTATGGCGCCATCAACTACATCCACAGGGATACCTTTAAAATTGAAATTTAGCATTCCTACTGCCCCAGCTTGCAAGACAATAGTCATATTACCACGACACCCGTTCAACTCGTATATCATACCGTCACGATATACCCAAATTGTCACTGATGTGATTGCTGTGCTTAAAGGTGCCAAGGTGTCAGAAGTGGCTGACACGTTGGTGTTATCGTAGCCGCATGCCTCAGCTAGTGCCAACCAATCAGGCGCTGTGCCAGCAGTTCCACTGCCTTTCAATTCGCACGAGAATGACAACTCAGCGTACTTGCCGCCATGTAATGGTTTTGGCTTGCTCATCGTATTGCTCAGAATAGGTCTGTCAACCACTCTTGGAGGAAAGCTCATTTGCAAATCAAACACCTCAATCGCATCGGTATTGGCAGGTGTTGGGTCAGACCCATACGTGCTTTCCACCTTTGCTGTTAATACTGTTCTTGACTTAATAGGCATTACTTGTTTCCTCCCTTTGAGAGTTTCGATTTGACTTCTGCCTTCTGACCTGTCTTGGAGTCACGAGCAGTCTTGGTGACTTGCTTGCGGCCCTCAACAACTTCTTTTTTCTTCGTATCTAACATACAATATCTCCAATCAAGTCAGTGATGGGTCACTGCGTTGACGCCTGTAAAAAATTTCCCATATCATTACCATTTTCCCAGTTCGTTTATTACCTTCAGAAAGCAGCTCAGGTGCCTCCACTTCTCCCTCTGTCGTGTCTATGACACCCGTCACGCCTTGAGTCAAATCTGTCTCCAGCGCAACAACAATTTCCTTATTTATTAAATTCAATGTTTGGTCAAGATTGCCGGATGACGCTTGCACCCACGCCTCAATAACAATCAGCAATCTGCTATCAATATATGTAAACTTCTTGTTGTCCTC